GTCATTAGTCCGATCCTCCGGTTAGGGCCTGTGCAGCCGGTTCTCCGTAGTAGCGTTCCATGATTCTGACCTCATCCGGTGTCAGAATCTCCATCTCGATCGCCGTCTTGTATGCCTGCATGCGCTTGTCCAACGGTAGCCGCGTGTAGTCGTCTCGGTTCAACTCCGCGGATTGCCCGCGCACCAAAGCCCAATCCGACAGTGCTTCCATCACCATCTTCGACTTCGGCCGCAGGCTCGAGCGATCGTGAAAGTCGAAAAGATCGGAGATGTTCGAATAGGTCAGCGAGCCGCTGGCGCCGGCCAGGCCCATGAGGAACGGCGGCACACCCAACAGGATGGCGATGCGAGATTCACTGAACTGCGAAACCTCAAGTAGCGCCATCTCTTTGGCGCTCATCGTCTTGGCCTGGTTCAAGGTAGCGCCGCTGCCGAGCACGCCGGGTGCTGCCGGATTGGCCGAGCGCGAGTCGACCCACTGCTGGATCAGATCGGAGCCCTCGGTGCCCGACAAGCGCCGGTTCACGCCGATCCAGTACAGCGGCACGCCGCCGGTTTCGGCCAGCGTGTTGGCGTAGCGCTGCAACAGCTTGATCTGTGTCTGTCGCGCGCCGGCGACTTCCAGCGGGCCGTGTCCGCGGGCGTCGGCCACCGTCGACTGGTAGCGCAAGTGAAGAACGTCGTCGGTGACGTCGAGAGAGCCGAGCTTGTATTCGCGCACGCCGTCGCGCATGTCGACCTTCATCATGTACGGCGGGATCACGCGGAACCGGGTCGGCTTGCCGTAGCTCGTCGCCATCGGCAGGACGAAAGCCTCGCCCATCTGAAAGTCCCAGAAAAGCTGTTTCGCGAATTCCTGCCACGATGAGTAGATCGTCGGATCGGGGTTCATCATCCACTGCGCCGGATCCATGATCTGGCGCGGGCTGGTCCGCATCCGGTACACCGGCATCGCCGAGATGATGTTGCTGTTCATGTCCAGACAGGCCCATGCGATGTCGACGAGCTTGTCCAACGCGGCGTTGATCTGCCACGGCGGCATGTCCCAGTCAGCCGGATAGCCATCCCACGGGGATGGCACGATCGTCGGCAGTGACCGGCGCTCGATAGGGTTGCCGACGATCTCGAAACCGTCAGGGTCGCCCGGCTGGTAATTCGAGGGGCCGTTGTCATTCGGGGTTACAGCGCCCCGGCTGAACATCTTCGACCAGTACGACATCAGACCGCCCTATGCATATAGCGCCTGGTCATCATCCGGCCATTATCACACAAAACGATCACCCGATGAACGGCATGGGTTCATCGCACAGACCCCAACGGTACATTGCCGCTGCGGTCGCCACTGCTGGTGAAACATCAGGCGCCGGTTCGCCATCGACCTCACGACGGTCGAACGCCTCGGCCTCGCCGGTCTGCAAGAACCGTTTCTTCACGTTGATCAGTGCGAAATTCAATTCCGGCTGGTCAAGGTGGGCGACCATGGAGTCGCGAATCGCTTTCTTGAGCGTGCCGTAAGCCGCGGCCATCTCACCGGCGGTCATCTGATGCCACTCGAAGTTCGCCCGAGTCAGCTCGTCCTCGAGCGCGCGGGCCGCGCCCGGTGTGATCGCGATGTCCACCAAGTCCTTCTCGGCGTCCATCTCGCGAATCGCCTTGACCACCCCGCGGGTACCGCGGAATTCCTTGACCATCACCAGCGTCCGCTCGTCCTCGTTGAGCGAGTCGGCCGGAAGCGTGCTCGCGATGCCCAGCGACGCCCAACGCTGGTCGGGACTGACGTCGAGCACCAGGGCCGCGCGGTCGGGCTCATCGGCGTCTTCGACCGCCAGCGTGTTCCACTTCGCGATGTCGAACGCCGAGCCCTCATCCTTGTCATAGATGCCCAGGCCCTCCCGCAACCAACCCTCGGCATTGAGCTTGCGGCGCAGGCGCAGAAACGCCTCAACAGGTGTGCGGTGCGGAAATGATGGGTTCTTCGCCCACTGGTAGGGGTCGCTCGGGTCGGCATTGTCGTCGGCCCCGATCTCGATCCACACCATGTCTTCGGTTTCCACGGTGACGATCTCGGGATCTTCGATCACCCACGCCTCGCCGCGCATACGCATCCATGCCTCGGCGTTGTCTTCGGGTTTCGGTGGCGTGCCGGCGTAAATGTGCAAGCCGATATCGGAGGTATTCAACGTGGCGAGCATGTTCTGCATCGCCCGCTCGGACATGATCTGCCCCTCGTCGGACATGAGCACGTCGACGCCGGGAATGCCTCGGCCGAAACCCCGCTCGCGGGCACCGAACAGGATTCGGCTGCCGTTGTGGAAGACGATGGCCTCATCACCGGAGCCGGTGTAGACCTTCTTGATGAACGGCTTGACGCTGGTGCGCGCCGCGAAACCCTGCATGGCTTCGAAGGTTTCGTTGTGCGTCTTGGAGTGGTGCGCCGACCAGATCACCAGCAGGCCGGGATACTTCTGGCACATGCCGAAGAACGCGCCGGCGAAAAAATAGGTCTTCCCGATCTGGCGCATGGCCGACAGTCCGAAACCACCGACCGTGTGGACGAGCTTGTTGCGATCGTTGCGCGCCAGCAGCAGCGTGCCCATGCCGTCCTGCCAGCCATCGAACGTGATGCCCATGTCGTCGCGGCAGGTGTCGCGGATCTCGGCCCAGTCGGACCGGACGATCTGCGCGCTCGGATACGCCAGGCGCTTGGCGACTTGAGAGAGCTTGCGTTCAGATCGTGGAGGGGTCGAACTCCCGATGCGATCCGCGATCCGGATCAATTCGCGCTGGCTTAGCGGCCTTTCCAGCGTTGCGGTCATCAGGTTCGTCCTTCAGCTTGCCCTCGTCGCGTAGGCGATCTTCCAACTCGAGAATATCGCTGTTGAGATCCTGCAATCGCCGCGATAGGGATGCCAGGTCGCGCGGTGGGCACTCGGGGTCCATCACCGCCGTCTTGACACGCTGCCGCAGCGCTTTCATCATCGCCAGTCCGTCGTCGCGGTGCCCGATCCAGCCCTCGCGCTCGAGTGCTTCGATGACCGCGGCTGCCAACTGCTTGGCGAGCTTGGTGTTCTCTTCGTTGGCGCTGACAACCTTGAGTGCCACATCGTATGCCGTCACTTGTCGTCCTTTCGTGGATGAAAAAAGTCGCGCAACAGTGCAGTGCAGTTACCGCAAAGCCACTGTGGCGGCAGGTTGGCGCCGCCGGGCGTGTCGTCATAGGCGCGGGAAGTGAAAGAAATCTTGACGATCGAGCAACCCCCGCGGGCCGTCTCGTCCATGCTGGTGAACCCGCAACGGTCACACTTGAATGTCGTTATGGTCTTCGTTTCAATCGGCATGCGGCCACCTTCGGTACATAATCGTCAGAGGTTCGGCGAATTCGGCGGCGGATTCGATGATCGCCTGTTGCAGCGTGTCCATATGGTGCATCATCCGTTCGCAAAGCCACTGGCAGATAAGGCAATGCGGTACGTTGCAGTTCATTGTATTGTCGACCGCCTGACGCGAACGGCGTTGTGTTCCAAAAACTCAACAGCGATCCTCTCTGCGCCGACAGAGAATAAACAAATAGTCCCCGCTCTTTGCATGGGGATGGATACCGAACCATATCTGGTTATCGGAACTTGGAAATATGTTGCCGTCAAAGGCAATTGAACTATCGCATCGCTGTAGGTCCCAGACCACACCCCATCGAAGGTCGTGATCTCGGGATGCTCGGTGGGCATTGGGCCGATGAAATCCGAGCCTTGGCACAGCACCCGAGTGTCGTCCTCGGCAGCGACGTATTCCTCGTCGTATCGGCCGTTGGAGTACATTTGGGCAATCTTCTCGGTGATCGGCAGGCCGTGCCAATGTCGTCCGCAGTGCCAGCACCGTGGATACTGCGGATCGTCGTAGGTGTAGCCGACTTCCGGCTCGCCACCGGCCATCGATTCCTCGACCAGCGCGTCGATCTCGTCGACGATGTCGCGGGGGATATTCGGAATGTCGCGGGGGATATTCGGGGTGAACGTGACGTTCCAATACTCTCGAGTCTCCCAGTTCCCGCCGAGCGTTCCCTGCCCAGCGGTATCGAAATCCTCGGACATCACACCCAATGGCTGAAAACCATCCAGCGGTGGTGCCCATGTCGATGCCGGGTTACCCGCATCGATGTGCCGCTGGCGATCCGCGAGTAACTCAGGACTGAACCACTCTTCAAGTTGCGGTGCGCAATCAGGCGGCGCCGGCTGTACGCCGAATCTTCGAAACTGTGCAAGCGCCTCGTTGAAGGTGTAGCTCATCGGAAGAATCCCAACGCTTTCGACGGACGCGCGCGACCCATCTGGGCTTCCAGTTTCGCCCGCAACTGCGGGATCAGGTGCGGCGGTGTATGTCGGCGCGTGCGGTTGCACGACAGGCAAGCCGGACGCCAATTGCCGGGTACGTCGGCCAGATCGGGCCGGAACTTGCGCGGCCAGTAGTGATCGATTGTCGTGGCACGCAGCGTGCATTTCGGGAACCGTAGCCAGCAGAGCTGGTTGCCAGGTTGGCTGACGAACGTCGCCGTGGTGACTCGCCACTCGCGGGTGCCGCCGGCCGAAGTCAGCATGGGACGTTTGCGCTTCATAAGGCCGCCCACACCGCGCCACAATCGCAAGCGATATAGCGTTCAGTCCGTCCAGCCTCGATGATCTTTGCCGGGCCTACGGAGCCCATATCAATCGTGCGCCAGCCCCGGTGTAATTGATGGCCACGGAGGC